GGCTATACGGGGCGGCAAGTTTGAGACGTTGACTCGAAGCTGCTGGAAAGCGATTTTCCATCAAAAGCATCGGTGGTGGGTCTACCCGCTTGCGCTCGGAGTCACGATCCACCTGACCGCAGAGCCACATATCCGCCGAGCAATCCACGGCAGGTGATCTGCTAGAGTCCTCTGCGTGGAGGAGAAATCCCTTATTGAACCCGGTCATTTTGGTGTCGGCCCCGAAAACATTGTGATTCTTGAGGATTTTGTTGAGCTTGAGGATCTGAAAACGCTCCAAGCGTTCTTCCCCACGATTACCGAGTGGGAGAATCCTCGTGGTGACGAGTTCAACGAGGACGGCGAGTGCATCTACGACGCTTCATATTGGTGGGATCGGATGTGCAGCGGCGACATCCTGCTCAGAACCGCACCAGATATCCACGCCCTGATTGATAAATACATCAAAAAGATGCAGGCTGTACTGGAAGACAAATTCAATGTCGTCCTATACCAGCGCCCACCAGTTCTCATTCGGTGGCTTCCCGGCAACGAACAGTTGCCCCACGCTGACAAACAGCTGAACGACGGAACACCAAACCCGTTCCCGACCTACGACATCAACTCCATCATCTACTGGAACGACGAATTTGAAGGCGGGCAGTTCTACTATCCGGACTACGACATCGAACTCGACATCAAACCCGGACTGGCGGTTGCCCATCCCGGAGATGTGCATTATCTTCACGGTGTCAAAAAAATCATTAGCGGCGAACGATGGACTACACCGTCGTTCTACACGATCACGGAATTGAGGTAACAATGCGTGTAGCAGGAACTCTCGGAGTCCCCACCGACGGAATCATCTTGTACAAAGATGTTTGGCCGAAAGACTCTGACTTTGTTGGTCGCCTTGAGCGCGGCCTCGCGGCCAGCACCAACGAGTACTACTCGTGGAAGCAGGCGATGGTCGGCGACAACGACATCATGAAGGATTACCGAGACTGCTTCGACTTCAAACTCCGACAGGCCGACATGCCTGTACCTGCCGAGTTTGATGATCTTGGTGCCGTGTATGAGGAAGTTATTGCCGGTGTCCGAGAGTGTGTCCGCCACTACTCGAGCATCTACAACCTTTCGCTTCAATACGAGGAAGCCACCAACTTCGTGAAGTACGGCGAAGGCCAGCACTTTGCTGTCCACCCCGACTCCGGCTTCTCTTACTCGTGTGCCGTGTCCGCAATCGGATACATCAACGATGATTACGAGGGTGGCGAGTACATGATGCCGTACAAGAACTTGAAGTTCATTCCCGAGTTTGGTGACGTCATCATTCACCCGAGCGATTTCATCTACGCCCACGCCTCGCTGCCCGTGAAGTCTGGCATCAAGTATTCGGCGGTCACCATGTACGACTACAACGATCGCAATCATCAGGATCATGCGGGCCCGTACCAGCAGTCCACATCACCGGTCGGTTTGCCGTCTGCCTCAGGCCAGACAATGGCACTTGCCTGATATGGATGTAACGCTCGTCAAGAGCCATCAGAATCCACCAGAGATTCGTCAGGCCACGGTTCGCCGTGACTGGATGGACGACACGTACAAAAAGCATGCCTACAAATGTCTTCCCCTGACTGAGGCAAACGTGAACGGCTGGGAAATGGTGCTCCAGCAGGATGTCGTCATTGAGTGGGACGGCGGAATGACTGTTCCTCGCGTCCTTTCTGGCGAAACCATGGAGTTTGAGATCAACGGGCAGAGTTACACGCGACCGATAGTTGTTCCGTCAATCGTTGGCATTATGTCGTTTGCGGTCGGCTGGACGTTCCACACTCCTCCCGGAATAGCCACGTGGATTTCCGGCTCACCCAACCTGTTCGTCGATGGAGCAGTTCCTTTAACTGCGCATATTCCATCGGACTGGTGGCCGGACGAGTTCAACATGAACTGGAAAATCACCAAGATCGGCAAGCCCGTTACATTTCCTGCCGGGTCGCCATTTATGTTCTTCCAGTTTTACGACACGTCGCTCATGCCCAGCGTCGAGTTCAACGTGAAAAACATGTGGGACGAAGATCAGAACGAACTAAATGATTCGCGTCAACGTTACAGCGAGGCAAAAATGAATAAACTACGTGAGCAGCCGTGGACATGGATGGGCGGCATACGAACGGGTCTGGATGCAGACGGGAACAGAATCGGGCCTGCTTTTGACGGGCACGTCAAACTTGAGGAGCCTCAATAATGGAAGGTGGAATCGCAGCGGGTCTACGACTAGGAGACCTTGGTTTCAAAATTCGGGGTGTGACCGCCCAGCAAGTTATTAAAGAGCCAGAATACTTTAGAGAAATTCTCAAGCGCAACAAAGTAATCGGCTTTAAAGGCATGAATCCTTCCGCCTTCGAGCACGCAGAAGTCATGCGGGCGCTCTACCAAATTCATGAGTCAGAAGTTGACGATGATCCAATCGTGGGCAATCTACCCGATCAAAATCACCCGTCAATGCCCAACGTGGAGTCCAAGGACAACGTTGAGGCTTACGTCAAAAACGTTTGGCATGTGGACAACCCATTTTTAGCGGCTCCTCCCGTCCTGACCTCAATGAAAATGACAAAGTTCGATGTTGAACCCGGCTACGGGGACACTCTCTTCGTTTCCCTCTCTGGGCTTTGCGATGCGTTGCCGGTTCACCTTCGTGAACATCTTGAAGATGCCCGCCTCCTTGGAGCAACTGGTTCTTCGGAACCCGGCAAAGACGATCGGGAGATCATTAGCCACCCCGCTCTACGCACGCATCCAGATACAGGCGAGACGCTGCTGTATTGGACTGGCCCGGGAACCATGCTCGAGACCTCGGGTGATGAACCTGAGTGGTTTACTGAGGTCCGTGACTTGGTCAACAATTTTTGCGCAGATAAAGCAAACCGCTGGACATGGCAGTGGGAAGTTGGTGACGTGCTCGTCTGGGACAACCGTGCTGTGCTGCACGCATTCACGCCGGGATGGGAGCGCGAGAGTCGAATTTTCGATCGGTTCCAGATTGGATATCAGACACCCTTTTACAGCGTGGATGCCGCGGACACCAGAGACCCCAGCTTTGGAGACACCTATAAGTATGAGGGTGTCGAAGAGGACCGAACGTCGGGCCCGAACCCTGATCACATTCCACTGGTTTTCACTAAAGGTTTTTACGCTCTCGAAGACGTTCAAGACCTATACCAGACCGTCACGTTATTCGTGATTGCGGATCAGTATGGGGAACTCCCAGAAGACGTCAAGAAGCTCAGTCGTGAAATTGACGACCCGCTTTTCAACGTGTACATGGCAGGACCAGACGAAGACGATAAGGTTTATCGAAATCTTCTCCGATACCACAGGCACAAGCTCGCTGAATATCCAGTTGAAGGCTCCATGTTCCTCTGCACGAGAAATGGCGACTTCCACTGCTTTTGGGAACCCGGAATGGATTTGTTCCAATACGACAATCCTGACCCGTCAAGAAATGTGATTCCGCAAATCCGCGCTTACATTAAGTGGCATCCAGACATGCGACATGCCGGCCATGCGTGGCACTACCCCGACTGGTTCGACCATCAGCCGCTTCAGTTCAGGCCATGGGATTATCAGAATTTGCCGTTCATGCAGTACATCAACTGGGGTCAGGACGATCCGCCAGAAGATTTTCTGGTCCAGTTTGCGGTCGACACTGTCTACGGTTGTTTTAACCATCTGAAAAACGATGATGATCGTCGCAGGGTTATCGAAAGAATTCACGACTACATCGGCTACATGTTGGAGTTGAACGAGCATGACAAAGGTCGGTGAGCACCTCGGCGGAGGCGTCGTTCTCTACGAGAACGCCTTCGATCTCGACTGGGATTGGATGCGCTCGTACTGCTGGGACACCCTGAAGGCGGAACGGGACAGCATGTACACCCCCGGAGTCGATCCGATCACCGGTGAAGACGGGTACATCAACAGAAGTAAATATTTTTTCTCAAAAGACTCAATTGAGGAAATGCCTTGGCGCGGCAGCTTTGTTCACCAAGACAGCCGACAAGAAGTCATCGACACTCTCAACTACATCGAGGAGCAGCGCGACGCCTGCCTACTCGACTATCTCGAGAAGTTCCCGATCGCCGGAAAATGCATCTGGTGGAAAATCAAAAGCCACATCGTCGCCTACCCGGTAGGCGGATTCCTTGGGATGCACGCGGACGTCAGTACCGACTACGAATACGGTAAGCCTCACCCACGAGACCAGCTCGCAACCAGAAATAGCGTGTCCGTCGTCGCCTACCTCAACGACCGCGTAGAAACCGAGGCAGAGCTCGACGGAACCAATTTTACTGGCGGTGAACACCACTTCGAATACTTAGACATCACCCACAAGGACATCAAGAAGGGCGACATCCTGTTCTTCCCGTCCAACTACATGGCAGCCCACGAGGTTCGACCCGTCACCGGAGGGTGGCGCTACTCTTACCTCGGGTGGTATTGTCAGGGAACACCCAATCCGGCAGTAAGCGAAAACGTGGT